GTCCTGAGTGGGATCAATTGGCGCGGCATGTTAAGAAATATGGCGCCGACAGAATTCTCGCAGGTGACTATAGTAAGTACGACTTGCGCATGCCCGCTCAGGTTATGTTTTGCGCCTTCCGGATCCTAATCAACATTGCTAAGCATTGTGGGTATTCGGAAGAGCATCTCATTATCATGGAAGGTATTGCAACAGACATCTGCTACCCTTTGATGGCGTACAATGGTGACCTCATCCAGCATTTTGGTTCTAATCCTTCGGGACAGAACTTGACAGTGTACATCAATTCGATCGTCAATTCGCTTTTGTTTAGATGTGCCTTCTTTCATATTGTTGGAAATAGAACGAACAAGTCTTTTAGGAGTGCATGTTCGTTGATCACCTATGGTGATGATGCCAAAAGCTCAGTTCATCGAGATTTTCCGGAATTTAACCACATCAGTGTGGCAGCGTTCTTAGCAGAAAGAGACATGGTCTTTACTATGCCAGACAAGGAATCGATACCTACTGCTTACATGCACGATGAAGATGCTGACTTGTTGAAAAGGAAGAACATTTCGTGCCCAGAGACCGGCATGATCATGGGTGCATTGCAAGAAGATTCTATCTTTAAAAGCTTGCATGCTACTCTACACTCCAAAGCTCTTACTAAAGAGCAACAGGCGATGGCTAACATTGATGGAGCATTGAGAGAGTGGTTTTCTCATGGACGTCACACGTACGAACTGCGTAGAGAGCAGATGAAACGGGTAGCTCAGGCTGCTGATGTGGCACATGGATGCCATCTTCTCGATCAAACTTATGATGAAGCCTTGTCTAATTGGAAGGAGAAGTATAAGGTCGAGTAGATCTCCGGTCTTGGGCTGACCACGAAAAACGCAACCAGTGAGAGTCTCGGAATGACTCAAGAAACTTGTCCACCCCAGGTCTTGGGCAGACCTTCATAATTGCATCCCTCTGAGCGAACCTCATTTTGCTCAATAAACCAAATCCTGGGAATTCTGTATTGGATACCGAACGTGCTTATATCGTCAACTAACTAGTATGTTTAGGCTTGCAGAATTTTGGCATTCCACCCTTGGAATACTTCTATTTAGGAGAGTGATTAGCCATCACAACGGTTGACAAACGGGTAGTGGAATAAGTCATCCACTAAACGTCATAAACGACTTACTACTCAACAACCAAAGTTTGGCGTAACTATAAACCAACAGAGTTTAGAAACTCAACAACAGAATGTCAGCTTTAATGACAACACACCGCAGTGGGATTATATTGTTGATAGTTCTCCAGATCCCACTTTCGCTGTTTCCGACACATCAGATGCGTCTTTAGAAGATTTCTTCAAGAGACCTATCAAGATTCGTAGTTATAATTGGGCCATATCGACTCCTCTTTTCGAGACTTTTAACCCATGGACTGACTATTTCGAGAACTTAAGAGTTATAAATTGAATTTCGAATTTTAACTTGCTCCGTT